GCTATCGGGGCTTCAATTGCACTATCAACGGTGTTGTCATTACTCATAGAGTCCTCCAACGGTTTGCTCTATACCTAACGCAAAACCGTTACATAGCTCCTTGAGTATTTGGCAAAGGTGCGCCTTGAGCAATAAGTTGAGCAAGGATTTCTGGTGGAATATTTGACGGCATAGCCATGCCACCCGTCGGTGGCATTTCTTGCGGTTCAGCCAAAGGTTGCGATGGCATAGGCATTCCACCTGGCGTTTCTGGTGGTTGTCCCTCTGGGCCAACCCCTTGTGGCGGAACTGGCATCATTGGTTGTTGGGTCACAAACGACGCAGCACCCCGAATACCAAAACCGTATTGCAAAACGTAAGTTGCGAGTTTTGGCATGTCCAAAATGCCAGCACCAGCAAACGGCGCCATAGCATCCACAACCTGCATGGCCATTTGACGACGGAACGACTCGTTGACTGGTTGGGTTGAACCACCCTCAACCATAAAATCAAATTCACCTTGAATATAATCTCGGTCAAATGTCAGCCATACCGGTTCTGCTTCTGAACCAACAATACGAATTGCTTGTTCGCCAGTCATGAACTGTTGTGCAAGCATAATTAAACGACGACCGCATTCCCCAATGCTCTTTTCAACGATTGCCAACTTGTCCGAAACGCGAGCATTGGCAGCGTCCTGAATAATTGCCGCTTCTGTTGCTGTGCGGCGAATTTCTGGGATTCCACCGCCTTGATATTCGTTAAGTCCAGAGACTGAACGAATATCGTCAGAAATCAATTGCGATTGGTTGTAGAACTCTGGTGGGTTAATTACTGCCGGCATCGGCGTAATCACATTGTTGATTCCCTCATCGGAAACAACTGGCACCATTACGTTGTCTTCGTCTGACTCAAGGGCGTTACGACCATCTGTGTCAAATGCTGTTTCCTTGTATAGCCACTTACGAGAGAACCGTTTACGGTGGTTCATCATCTGTGTACGAGTCAGATTCAATTCATGCTGTAATGGCTCAATTGCTTCCAATTCACCCATTGGGTAAAAATAGTCTGGCACATCGTAGTTGCGAATCATTGTGTACGGATGTCCAAACAAGAAAGGCATCTTTGTTGGTGAAACAAGGAATTTGTCTGAACCATCACAGAACACGGACATTGTATTTTTGTCAATGTCATACCATTCCCAAACTTCAACATATGAGTTGTCTTTGTCTGTTGACATTCGTGGGCGGAACTGGTCTTGTCCCCATTTTGAGTAATGCGAAGGCGCTGCGTCCGCGCGCGCAGAAGCATTGTATCGTTTATCTTTTTTTACGTCTTCTAGGGGGCGACGAATGCGTTGGGCAATCCAACGAATGTCGTCCATTGATGTTGCATCTGGGTCAACGTACATATCAAACAAAGAAACACGTTCGATAAATGCTCTATCTTCTTTAATAATTAATTCTGACTCAACAGCCCCTTCTGGGCCAGGAGTTGTTAATTCGTCATATGAATCAAAGTTTGGTGTTTCGTCTTTTGCTTTTTCTTCTTCAACATAGCGATAACCAGTTTTGACCCAACCATGTCCACAAATAAGAAAATCTTTTACGGCACGACGGAATTGTTCTTGGCAACCATAATGTTGCCACCAATAGTTAATAATTGCTTCTGTAACAATTGCTTTGTCAGCATCTTCCGGTCGCTTAGCATTAACTGCAATTTTTGGGTGATTAATAGATACGGCGGGTGAAATAACGTTGATGGTTGCAAACGCAATGTTGATTAAAAGTTGGTCTTCTTTGATGTCGGTGCGATGGTGCTTACCACGGTACAAATCAATTAGACGACTCCAAAGGTCGTCGTAGCGTTCTTCTTGTCGCCAACGGCGTGACTGTTCCAGCTTCTCTCGGTACTTCTTTAGGATTTCCGTGTTAGTCATTCGTGCCATTATTTATCCTCTTTACCCTTGTGCCAACCAATATGTTCATCTAACTTACTACCGACCTTATCCACCTTTGTGCCTATTGCTTGCAACAACTCTCTACCTTCTGCATGTTGTTCTGAGTTTTCTTTGCGTAGCTTGCTCAGGACTACTACTGCTGGGCCCGTAATAACAGCAACGACAATTGGGACCCAAATTTCAGGCATGGCATTAAATCCAACGACTGCCAACGGGCTCGGCGTTAATGCCATTTATTTTGGCATCCGCAACCTGCTTTTCCTGACGTTCCTTAATGGTTGGTCCATGGAAGTCTTCTTTGCCGTAGGTAAACCCTAGATTTACCGTGCCTATGTGGCATTTAAAGCAAATAGCACCCCGCCTTGGCAATTCTGGTGCATAAAACTCTGTAGAACAGTTGTCGCAGGTTATGGAAAGCATCAATACAATCCTAAATCGTTACTTTTCTGACATTTTCTGCCCCGATTGGTTGTCTTCCTGGTTTTGGGGCCTTCAGAATGTGTTGGCTCCACCAATCAAAAGTATTCTTTTTGGGGGCAACGGTAATTCGATATTCAGGTAGCCAAACATATTTAAGCATTTGATTGCAGATAGCCAAAGACATAACTCTGTCGTCATGCGGCGAACCGTGCATCTTGCCGTTTTGTTCACGAATAAAAGTACGTAGTTCGGCAACCGTTGCTTTACATGAAATATACAAAGCACCATCTCGCATGTTCCCGTTTAGTTCGTCAATGGCTAAAGGTTTAGAAACAGATGTTGTACGCCAACCCAAAGTCTCGCTAACTGTTGGATTGCGCTGACCAAGTCGTCTTTGACGAAACAGATTCTTGTATCCCACGCGTTGCAACCCTTTCAGGGTTGTCAACCCGTGGTTGTTTGACTCAACACCAATTAGACAATGGTTGTACCACCAACCCAAAGCAAACAACACTTCTTCACCAAATATGTCTGCGTCCACATGACCGTGCCAATGTGCTACAACCAAACCTGTTTCAACATTAATTACGTGCGCAGAACTAAAGTCGCCATGACCAAGACCTTCGGCAACGTCAGCACCAATAACATAAACCTGACCACGCTCGGGAAATTCCCACACAGCGAGTTCACCACCATCTTCTCTGAACTCGTAAACACCCTTGCCCATTCCTTTGTGTAAGTAGCCACGACTTGGTTCTTCGGGCTCATACGCGCGCAAGGCTTCCAAATCAAACACAGGACGACCAGAACGGATAAAGGCTTCATCTGGGTCGGATGGATATTCTTGTGCCATTTGCCAATCAGGCAAGTCACGCTTCTTGGCTTCGTACCATTCTTCGTCACGGTCGCCAGCAGACCAAGGAAAGAAGATTCCCGTAAATCTATTTGTGTTGGTTTGAGAACCAACCCATAGTTCGTGGAATATGTTGCCTTCACCGTTAGCTGTAGACAAACAGATAACGCGACCACCAACGTCGGCAACTGGTTCAATAGATGCCCAAGCTTCGCTTGGGTTTGGCAAGAACGCCATCTCGTCAATGATTACTAGGTAAACAGATTCACCTCGGGCTGGGTCGTTACCTGATGGCAGCGACTCAACCGCAGACTCGTTAGCAAACACAATCTTAAGTTGGTTATCAGACAACAACTCTGGACCATGTTTGCGCATCCATACCGGCAACATCTTGTAGCCGTACTTTGATTTTTGCAGCAACTTGGCCGCTTCGCGCTCTGTGCGCGAAAGCATGACGATAAATCTGTCAGGCCAAAAGAAAGCCAACCAAAATGAATATGCAGACGCAAGGGTAGAGAACCCAATCTGTCGTGCTTTAAGCACTATCGAGTATCGGGTAGATAACCATGTAGCGATTGTTTCTCGTTGCGCATCACGCAACTCAAACTTGATACGACCCCGCTCAGGGTGGCGTATCATCCAATAGTTGGAACAGAAATATTCAAATGCTTCAACCTGTTGTTCTAAGGTTGCGTCCTCAGGACCTTTACATTTTCTCCATTCCTTCTCGTTGAGAAGGTCGGATAATTCCATTACTTCTTCTTGGTCTTAGTTCCAAACGCTGCGCTAATTTCTGCTGATGTAAGCTCGCCATCAACTGACGCTGCGGCAAGTTTCTGTACAACACCAAACAAGGCTGTAAGTCCTGCAACACCAGCCGACTTAATCACATCAACACCGAGGATTGCTCCACCTGTGATGATTGGTAATGCGCTGGCAATAAACAACGATACAAGTCGTTGTCCAAGGTCTAGGGCTTTTGCAATTGCTGAGTTCATTTTTCATCTTTCTGACTTAGGGTTATTACGGAATGAAGAACCACGGCAGTACCTGTCAAAAACACAGCCTGACGAAAAGTAGGTCCAGACAAGGTAATCAATACCATGCCCGTGCCCGCCCAAGTCCAAGTGTTCTCAGCTAGATAGTTAAGTAGTTTCTTCATAATTTACCTGTCTTAATATGGACACTTGGTAACATCGTTAACAAGGACCCAATAACTACAAGGGTTCTACGGGTGCGAACCGGCACGTTAGAGCCGGTTGGCACATAGTCATCAAACTTAGAACTAAAAATATCAATAGTTTTCTCAAAAGCTTGCTTGATTTCTGTTGGCGCTTCCTGAATGGCTTCAGTAAACGCCTCCAACTGTTCCTCAGACAGTTCGTCCACAACGATTTGTTCAAAAAGTTCTTCAGCTTGAGTTTCGGTAATAGCAGCCAAAACTTCAGGGCTTGATGCTATTTCCGTTGCTTGGTCCGAGGTGATATCCGCGGCTAAGACTTGGGTAATAGCCTCCACAATCTGTTCAGGTGCGGCTTCGGTAAGGGTTTCTAAGATTTGTTCTACTTGTTCGTCAGTGACGGGTTCATCTTTGATGACTTCTTCCAATACTTCTGTTACTTGTTCGTCTGCTACAAGTTCGGGTAGAGTAATAGGTGATGAATCCGTTTCTTCTAATAGTGTTGTTTCTGTTATATATTCCGGTAGCTCTACTGTGTCTTCTGGCTGTTCTATTTCGTCAAGAACAGGCCCGACTTCGTAGTCGGGAAAAAATGTCTCAAGAATGGTTGTCTCAACAGGCACAACAGGTTCTTCAACAGGACCGTCAGGAACGGTTGTAAATGTTTCAGGTTCTGTTGTTTCGGTTTCGTCAATTGTGGTGGCGGGTTCGTTTGTGGTTTCTTCAGGTTGAGTCTCGTTGGTGGGACTAGATTCAGGTTCAGGTTCAGGAACCGTAGTTGATGTTTGAGGTGGCGTATAAGGTGGCTCAGTTGTTGTGGTCGGGGCTACTGTTGTACTTGTCGTGGATGTGGTTGTTGATGTCTGAACTGGCTCTGTGGTTGTGGTTGTTGATGTGGGAAGGGTTGTCGTAGATGAACTCGTGGTCGTGGAAGATTCAGTTGTGGTGGTTTCTTGAACCGTAGTGCTACTAGATGTAGTAGTCGTTGATACAACTGTAGTGGTTGTACTACTAGATGTAGTAGTTGTAGTAGTACTAGATGTAGTAGTCGTTGAAGTTGTGGTAGTTACCGAAGCACCATATGACCAAGCATACGGTTGCTGTGGTGTACCATTTTGCCAGTTAATGCAGTCAGCCCAAGTCGGATATAGCCCAGCCAAATAATCGGCTTCGGGTTGTTGCATTTGCCAAGAACTACTACCCGTAGTGCAAGTCCAAGTTGTATAAGTTGCTTCAGCGTTCGCTGTTTGTGCGAAGAACGAGAACAGGATTGCTGGTAGCGGTATAAGCCACCTTGTTAGATTGCGACCCACTCAAGTTCTGCTTCGTTCCAAGAATAGTCGCCTTCAGGTTTTGGTGTTGGCGGTTGCCAATCGTGGTTAGCATCCAAAGTCCACGAAGGGAATGGTTGCGGTCTAACAAATACATCAGCGTCAGCGTCATAAGTAAAACCAACACCTGCGTATTGTTTACGAATTTGATTGTTATACGAAGTGCGTTTACAAGTTAGACCTTGATGCCAAGATTGGTTTTGATAAAACTGTTCCCACGCTTCGCTAGAACCGCCATCACCATTTTGTGTAACTGTTTCATCAACACCAACAATTACTTTGACAACAATATTATTTGAATCTATAAATGCGTAATGTGCCATTATGCCCAACTCACAGTCCCTGAACCAGCAGTAATTGTTGCACGCTTGTATCCGCCTGATGCTGCTGATTCTGTACCAGTAAGACCAGAGCCAAAAGAAATTGTTAAAGTATCTGCATAGCGAAGAATAACCACACCTGAACCACCCGCATTACCACCTTCACCACCGCCACCACCTGTATTTGCAGTGCCAGCACTGCCGCCATTTGAGGCGCCACTGCCGAGAACCCGACCAGAACCATTACCACCACCACCTGAACCACCAAGCCCTTGATTACCTTCAGGTGGATTTTGATTTGCGCCACCGCCACCGCCACCTGCGTATGTTACAGAACTACCAGTAATGCTGTTTGCTGCACCTGCACCACCTGCACCAGCAGCGCCGCCGTTATATGTACCGCCAGTATTTGTTATGGCACCACCTGTTGCACCTGCACCGCCACCGCCACCACCGTGAGTATTATTACCACTGATACCTGCAAAACCTTGATTTGTTGTGCCAGCACCAGCACTCGTATTATATGCACCACCACCACCTGAGCCACCTGATGCGCCCGCAGTGCCTGAGCCACCGCCAGGTGCGCCTCTACCGCCACCCGTAGCACTAACGGTACGAAATGAGGTTGTATCTGCAAAAATTTGGGTTATTGACGAATTAACACCACTTGTGCCGCCTGCACCACCAGCACCAACAACAATTGTTGTTGTAAGAACATTGTTTACTAACAATGATGCAGTAGGTGGTGTACCGCCACCACCTGTTGCACTTAAAGATGAAATCAATCCGCCTGCACCACCACCACCTCCGTAGTAACCAGCACCGCCACCGCCACCGCCAGCAACTACAAGAAAATCAATTAAACCTGCTTTTGCTGTTGCACCAGCCGTACCAAAAACTGATACCGCTGTTCCTACTCGTGTGCGCTGACCGTATCTAGTCACGACTAAGCGATTCTATTTACGAAACCGAACAGTTCAATCTTGTTTGCCGTACCAGCAAACGCAGTAACAGTAGTCGCAGCAGAACCCGTGCCACGCAAAATCAAACCAGCACAAACAAGCACCAAACCGCTAGGAGTGGCAGCAATAGATTGCTGAATCAGGTCGCTAGTAGTTGTTGCGCCACCAAACTCAATCGTCAAAGTAACAGCAGCCGAATGTATGTTGTTTGCATACAACCAAATCTCGTCATAGATGGATGCTGATGTTCCTGTAGCGTGAATTGTTGTGCCGAGCGTTGCTGTTGCTGCAACGGCAATACCACGCCCGTTTGTTGAACCGCTAAGAATTTGTTTACTGAATGTTGCCATTTGTTATCTCCTAATAAGTGGTTAAATCGTTCCCTAGTTAAATACTGCGTTACATAAAACATTATCGGCATCAGCAAAATCAACTGTTGAAGCAGCGACAGCAGCACTAGCAGCCGCATCAGCATAAGCCTGAGTAGCCACAGTACCAGTCTCGTCAGGCAAACTAAGAGTACGGTCAGCAGTCGGGTCCACAACCGTCAAAACGGTTTCAAAACCATTATTCGTAGTACCCTCAAACTCAATGTCATGGGTAGCAGGCAAAAAGATGCCATAAATGTGAACACGGCTAGCACCACCAGCGTCTAAACCTTGTTCAGCGATAGCAACAGCCAACTCCTCGGCAGTAATCTTTTTTGTTTCGGTAGCCGAAACATCAACGACAGCAAAAACATCTGTGTCAGCAACATCGGCGCCAACTAACGCCGTTAGAGCCGTTATCTTTTTATCAGCCATTGCCAATCTCCATCAAAATGAATCCTTCATTCTCTAAGAGTAAATCGTTACCATCTTCCATTTCAAGGTTCGACACAGCAAAGTCCGGGTCGTTCCAGTAAGAGTTAGCCAGGTCGCCGCGAGTGGTGCCAACGGCACCAGTAGCGGCATAAAACTCGTAGCCGAGTGTGTCACGAAAGTTGTAGCCGTTATCTTGAGCAAAGGCGTACATCATGTCACCCAACGTAGACAGCGTTGGGTATTGCGCTTTTAGCGCAACATACATCGCATCATTGGTTGTAGTCATTACACCACCTTGAAGTTACGTCGCGACTTCTCATGGGCAGCAATCTGCCCAATAAGTTCATCGAGCTCAGAGTCGGACAACTCCGTTGCTTTCTTATTAGATTGAACCGTTACCGTAGGTGGCAACATACGGTTGGTGGCCTGTAGGTAAAGTTGGGCTGACTTGGTGTCACCCTCTAGGGCTTTGTTGTAAAGTGTGTCCAGAAGCTTTTGTGTACGTTCTGGTGAACCCTGGATGTCGTCCACACGCTTTTTCCACTCGTTGAGGAAAACTTCCTTTTTCTGCCAACGCCGTAGCGTTGTTTCATCTATGCCATGTTCAATGGCGTACTTGGCTTTGGAGGCTGGCACTCGCTCCGACGGAGCGGTGCACAACCAATCCAAATAGTTTTGTTGTGCGACCGTCAAGGTCATTTCTTCGGAGTTTGCCATCAATGTGTACGCACTTCGTTACGCATGTAACGCTTGGGGGGGACTATAGGGGGGGAAACGGAAAAACCCGGTTTCCCCAACTAGCTGTTAATCACAACGCCATTAGCGTTGTGATTAAGGCCAACACAAGTCAAGGTTTAAGGAGCACTATGCCATACAACTACCGTCAACTTGATAGCCACGCTTCGGCAACGCCGAAGTCGGGAACAAGCACATCAACTTACCCACCGAAAGCAAAAGTTAGCAGCACTAAGGTTAAGAACCCGAAGGCAATGGTTAAGAAGTATAAGTAATGCCAAAGACTGCCGCATGGCAACGCAAAGAAGGCAAGGACCCAAAGGGTGGGCTAAACCGCAAAGGTATAGCTTCTTATCGTGCCCAGAACCCTGGTTCAAAGTTGTCAATGGCAGTCACAACAAAACCAAGCAAATTAAAGCCAGGCTCAAAAGCTGCCAAGCGGCGCAAATCGTTTTGCGCACGAATGGGTGGCATGCCAGGCCCAATGAAAAAACCAAACGGCAAACCAACCCGTAAAGCGTTGGCGCTTAAAAAGTGGAACTGTTAGTGGCAGCTAAAAAACCTGTATGGAAAAAACAACGACCAAAGTCGTTGGGTAAATCTAAAAAACTTACGCCAGCACAAGCGTCGGCTGCTAAAGCTCGCGCCGCCAAAGCTGGACGCCGTTACCCAAACCTTGTAGACAACATGTGGGCAGCCAATAAATAATGGCCGGCAAAAAACCAGCCAAGCGTAGCACCAGCACACCCGTAGCACTTAAAGAGGACTACGGCAAGCCAACACTTTATGTTGGCTTGACCCCAGACACAAATCATGTGTGTCCAGAATGTGGCAAGAAAACAAAGCGCGCTATAATTCGTGAATACAAAGGCGTACTGTATTGTGCAAAAGCTTGTGTGGCAAAAATTAAACGCCAAGAATTAAAAACCGAAACCGTATAATTTTTTAAGTAAGGTACCCTTTTAGTGCAATAGGTGCCCTTGTAGGGGTATCAAACAGGGTTTTAAAAAATGGCCTGTACGGCTACGCGACGAAACCATCTACATTGAAACGGGTCGGCAGGGGGGGCGTGCCCCGGGGGGGTGCTGTGTTGGCGAAATGGCGCAGATATTGGCATTTGGCGCAATGTCGGCGCAGAGCCAGTTTCCTAATATGAATCATCAGCGCTGGCAACGAGCAACGGTTCAGCGTTGCCACGCTACAGACCTATACGGTTGGTTGAGAGACATCTCTCAAGCGAGATAATCGCTAGCCAGTCGTGTGCTTGTAGCGCACCTCGTTAATGATTCGTCGGCGCCGAGCCGAACTCGGCAAACACAAACAAACAAATGAGAGACATCTCTCAAGAAAGCAGATAACAAATGAAACACAAACTCAAGCGACTTGTTGCTTTGGCACAAGTGGCACGCAAGACGAACATAGAAGCACGCAAGAGCCGTTGGCTCTTGGGTAAAGAAGTGGCGCGTCTCACCGTTGCTACTAAGACCAAGCCAGCAATGATGACCATAGCAGAAATCGCTAAGGAAACCACATCAACGCGAGCACAAGCACGCACTCAAGAGAAGTTCTTGAGTGAAGCCAAGTTGTTCTTTTTCCGTTACAAGACGGTTGAGAAAGCAATCAAAGGCACAGTCGCAAAACCAAAAGCAAAGGCAACAAAGCCAAAGCCACGCAAGACACAGCGCGCAAAGAAAGCGCTCGTTGCTGTTCTTGATTTGTCTGAAGCAGAGTTCCTCTATGTAGTTGAGAGTTACTACGCCTAATAACTTCGTTTGACAACGAAACATCAGAGTGCCGTTGCGCTCTGATGTCCACGCGAAGCGTGCTGACGAGTTGTCAGAACACAAAGGAGATAGATAAATGGGAAAGATAGAACAGTTCTTCATCAACACAATGTTGGGTTACAAGCCCGACGAAGTGTTGTGGGAAGAAAACAACTACGACGGATTTCCACTTGGTCATTCGTCGTTGCGCTATTTCAAGTTTGACCTTGATGGCGACATTGTTCGTGTTCGTGCCCACAAACTACCTAACGGAGACTGGGAAGTTCTTGAAGTTGGGATTAATGGTGAGTGGTTTGGGGAAACTAGCAATGGTTTGGAAAGAGTGTTTGTTGGTTACACATTGTCGTAATGACAGAACATTCAGCAGAAGACAGAAACACTCGCTTAGGCGAGTGTCACCTGATTAAACAGGTCTGATGAGTCTTCTTATCAGAAACATACAAACAAAGGACAAAGCAATGAACGCACTACAAGCAATGGTTATTGAGACAATTATGGAATCTGTTTACGAAAAGGTAGACGAAGACCTTAACAAAACTCAAAACCGTAAGCGCAATTCAGCAACGCCATTGACCCAGACTTGCTTGTCGCCAAGTCAAGCCAATGCGCTTCGTAAATTGCTTGCTTAATACTGTTTGATAACAGTCTGCGATTCACGAACGCTTTCCCCGTTCGTGAGTCAAAGAGTATTATCAACCTGATAATGCTAAATATAAACAAACAACAAGGAGAAAACAATGTTGGAAAGACCAACACTATACAACCAAGCGTTCTACGCACGATTGGAAACACTCATCACAGATGACGCTCAATTAGAGATGTTGTCATCTGTGTTTGATGATGAACTTATTGCTAAACAAATGCAGTTCTCTGCACAGTTCGGCAATATGGAATGCGCGATTAACTTGTAGTTAATTCAAACGCGTTGAGAGTTCACAAGTTTCTATGTAGAAACTTGTGGGCTCAATTACCCGTTTGGGTAGATATACCAACACAAACAAGGAGATATAATGAAAGAACATAGAAACACAGAACCAACACCAACTTCTTTGCGACGAGAAGAAGCACAACGACGACGCAAGCGTCGCCGTTTGCCAATGTGGCGAGACACGGCTCGTGTGAATGAGTGGTGTGGTTGGAGAATGAAATGCGAAGCAACTCAGAGTTTGGTTCGCACTTTCAGCGACACAGAACAGGTGTGGTCGTAATGACTAGGCAAATAACAAACGACGAATACCTTGCTTTGGCGCTCAGGTATAACGAACAGAGAACAATAAATGATTCTCTGCAAAAAGAAATCGCAGAACTTAAAGCGTATCACCAAGAAAGTTTCAAAAGATGGTGGACGCAAGCAGGAGAAACAGCAGACGAATGGAATAACAGAAACAGAATCTCGTGAGTATCTGCATTCCACGGGTGGAAACACTCGTGTGATGCGATATACTCATAAGAGTAGAAACTGAGAGACATCTCTCAGTTCACAAACACAAACAGAAAGGGGTTGGCTTTATGCCCACCGAATCAGAAGAAGAACTTTCCTATCTAGAGTGCGACGCCTGTGGCACTGACATTGAGGAGGGATACGAGAACTGTTACAACAGCGAAAATCTTTGTGATGGTTGTTACGAGTATCGCAGGGAAGAAGAAGAACGAGAGTCAGACTCTGAATATATTTCAGACCATGACTATCGCCCATCGCCGTTGTTCTTCAACGACAATGGTCGCAAGTCTTCACAGCAGGTTCTCATTGGTTCAATGCCAAAGATTTACTTCGGCATTGAGATAGAGACAGAAGCAATCAGTGCGCATCCAAACGAGGGCGCTGAGTTAATTACCGATATGTGCAATGGCTTGGTCTATTGTAAGCATGACGGTTCACTCAACAACGGCTTCGAGATTGTTACGCATCCGATGAGTTTCGGTTATGTCAAGAACCACGCAGAACCTTTGTGGGATGGTCTCTCACGCTTGCGTCGCAAGGGCTTCCGTGCTTGGACTACCAGCACTTGTGGTTTGCACATTCATATTTCGCGTAATGCGTTCTTGAATGAAGCACACCTGCACAAGTTCATGTGGTTCATCTACGGCAGCGATGTGTCTCGTGCGTCTGAGATACGACGCAATGCGCAAGAACTGCACATTGCCACCATCAAGCACTTCGCAGGTCGTGATTCACATTGGTCAAAGTTTGACCGTGATTCATTCCTCGGAACTGCCTATGACGGCGATGACGACAACGGCAATAGCGTGTATGTAACACCCACGCTTGCAGAAATTGCAAAAGGTCGCACCAAGAAAGGCAATCCAATTGCGCCGTATGCGAATGAGCGCTATCTCGCACTCAATCGCAACAATCGGCACACACTTGAGTTGCGTTTCTTCAGACCGTCATTGCGACCAGAGACAGTTCAAGCGTCTATTGAGTTCGTGCAATGTCTGTTTGACTACACAGACCAAGTTACATACAACCAAGTTGTCAAAGAGAATGCGCTCGCATCCTTTCAGTCGCTCGGTGAGTTCGCAACTACAGACCGAGACAAGTATTCACAGTTTATTGCTCGTGCAGTAAGCCGTGGCGTATTCGTTGACCCACACACACCAACCGAAACTTCGGTAGATGGAGAAGAATAAATGTGTTTATTAACATTCATGCCTAAGGGCTTAACAATCAGTTATGAGCATGCTCGTCGTGCAGCAATCAGCAATCCCGATGGTTTCGGTTTCGCTATTCACGCAGGCGACACAATCCTGACTGACCACGATATGAACTTCGAACATCTATGGACTCGTTTCTTAGAGGCTCGCAAAGTTCAACACGGTGCTGCGATGTTTCACTTTCGCATAGCAACGCACGGCACAGTCAATACTGACAACTGCCATCCGTTCTATATCGGTGAAGACACGCAGTCCGTTCTTGGTCACAACGGTATGTTGCCAGTCGCTGTGCCTGTTGGCGAGAATCGTTCCGATACTCGCTTGTTCGCAGAGATTGTGCTTCCGCATTGTGGTGGCGTTGAGCGTCTTGACGACGATGAGTTCTTCAAAGAACTAGAAGCGTGGTCTACTGGTAGCAAGTTGGTCATCATGACCGTCAATCCTGCCACCAAGTATGACTACTACATCGTCAATGAGAAAGATGGTCATTGGGGTCAAGATGGAGTTTGGTATTCCAATAGTTCATACAAACCAATTGTCTATGCGAGTTATTCCAGTTATGCGCATGGCAGTATGTATGACTCTGGTGGTTGGACCACCAAGACGGAATCCACATCTAAATCCAGCGCAGGTGCATGGGGGTGGGATGATTACGACTACGGTTATGACGACGACGAGAACGCTCGTTATTCAGACACAGCCGAAGTTGAGTCCTATCTTCTTGACGAACTGTATGCGCATCCCGAATGGACTGCGCAGGTTCTCAAGTTCACAACTCTCAACGGTTGGGACTACGCATCTGTTGAGTGCATCAACTGTGGTGCAATCACACCAGTTGACCCACTAGAACCAAGCCACACGCATTGTGGTCATTGCAGAGCGTGTCTCGTGTGCACCGAAACTGGCTTATGCAAGTGTTGGGATGGCTACGAATACCATCAATCATTCACACCAACATTCGAGGAGGTAACTAAATGAGCAAGTTGAATCACAAGCGTCGCAAAAAGATGCGACGCAAAGTTAAACGCAGGGATATCGGCTGGGAAAAAACACTAGCCGAATTAACTGCATACGAAATCAAACTGGCAGGAGGTGGTAAGAAATGAGATTGACAACCAGGGGCGCAACCACATTTGAATTAGACCCCGATTCCTATTCCAAAATGATGGTGGAAGTTCGTGAATTGGTTACACAACTATTGACGAGCCAAATAGCATCAGAATTGGTTTCACAGGTAAGAAGTCAAATATTGGAGACGGTTGACTACAACCACATTGCCCAATATGTGGCAACAAATCTCGACTACTCACGGGTGGTTGATTATGCAAGAAGTGGAGTCATTAGCAACCTGCTCAATGATGAACGCTTCAGCAGTCGTTTAATGCGTCTTGTTGGCGATGCCACCGTTGGTGTCACCAATGAAACAGTTGAGCGAGTAACAGCAATAATTGAATCCAAATCAAACAACAACAGCGATTTGTAATCGCAGAAAGAAACAAAAATGAAAGATACAAAATTAGTTGTTCTCGCAGAGAACCAAGTGCACAACATACACAAAGACCACAAGAACCCATTTGATTTAGCGATGGCGTCGGTGTGGGTTTTGAATAAGTCAGGTGAAATGACCTGTCGTAAACTTAACAAAGATGTGTATGAATTGTTAGAAGACCCTGAAACACTCAAAGCAGTCAAAGGAGAAGAATTTTTTGCTATTCTGACTACGGGTTGGGCAGCAGAAATAAAAGATTGCGATGAAGACACACCGCCATCAAAAGCAAAAGGACGACGCCGTGTGCGATTGTTCGTATCAGCAACCGAAGATGGCGCAATATCTGTATTGCGTTTCAAAGATAATCCAGAAGAAATCATTATTGATGAGAACGAAGCCAAAGGCAGTTTGGCCGATGCTGTTGTCAATTTGTATGCAAGAAAACAAGTAGTGGAAGCAATAGAAGAAATGGTGTTTGGAGAAGGAGACACACAATGAACGAAATGCAAAAATATGAAAACTCGGTCAAGCGAGTTGATGTAATTAATGAATTCATTTCTGTATTTGCACAACAAGGTGTTGTGTTTACGGATGAAGAAATAGAAATCATATTCAATCGTTACGCAACCAAGTTTAAAAACTTGGTTGAACACATAGACAAAGGAGAAACAAAATGAAAATTGATTACATTGAAAATCCAGTCATAAGAACTCACAGGGTAAAAGCATTTGTAAAAACCCTTATAAATACGGGCGAATTTGACAAGTGGGCGATACTCGTGTCATCAACAACAAAATCAGAAAGAGCACTAAAACAATTTCAATCAAAGGTAGGTGGATACCGTAAACAGTATCCAGAAATTGAGTGGGCAATCAATCATGGCGAAAACAATTACTCAATTATTTGTAGAAAGGTTGCAAAATAATGAGCGAGATAACCAAAGGAGATATTTTTGGAATCATTGACTACATGCAAGATGGACTCGGTGATTACATCAATAATCCAGGTGGTCGTCCCTACGACGACGACGAAATAATCAACATCAATGAATGGGTTCAAAGATGTTGTCGTTGGTTAAACGAAAAAATAAAAGAAATGCCATGACATTTACAATCGTAGTTATTGTGTTTATTGTTTCAACAATATTCATGATTAACCAAATCACAAAACACTAAAGGAGACATTATGACAGCAATAAGCGTTGGGTTTGAATTAAGTGACGCAGAACAATGTATGCCACACCTCAAAGGTGTGATGCAAGCAATTGCGTTAGAAGACATAGAAGAACTGTTTCGTTCTTATGTGCGTGAAGCCGGTTGCGAGATAATGTCGCAACTACTTCGCGACGCAGGTTGGGATATCGGTGGTAAATCATTTATAGAAATGGGAGGATGGTAAAACATGAAAACAAAAACAAATGAAGAAAAAAAATTGCTCAATGAGCAAATGACTAAAGACCTAGAAACAATTTACGCAAACGCAAATTGTACAAATTGTCCTAGTGAATGGTTCTTTCCTGAAAATGTTCGGGGCAAGATGCCAATTTATCCAGGCTCTAACCTACATTGCGCGTTTGCAACCTGTAATGCGTGTAAAGTCAAAACAGAATGTTTCAACTTCGCCAGAGACCACGATTGTGTTGGTATATGGGGTGGTAGATTGTTCACCTTTGCCGGCATATCAAAACTAAACAAATACGGAGACATAAAATGAAAAAGATATCGCATCGTCGGTCAGAGCCGACACTAGAGGTGCAATTAACATTGACGCAACTGCGTTGCGTCGTAAAGTCTTTGTCAATAGGCACAGACCAGTTAGCCAAAAAGATTCAACGACATGGTGACAACAGCAGGGCAGACCTCGCCTACACAGAGTTCCAAGCGCTGTTGGAAGCCAAACAAGAACTCGAGTCTGTTTTAAACGCAGGCTTGGCGGGAGATGATTTATCATGGTCAAACGATTAGCGTTAGTTACAGTTATCGTGGTGGTAGTGGGCTGGTTGCTTACCCCACCACGGCCACCAAACTACAACAACCCTGTTCCTCTACCTCCAAACGAATCAACAGAAGAACGGGTTGGGATAACACCAATCAAGCACGACGAGGCAATAACACTGCCCCATAACATGCTGTGCCCACAATGGGCTCAGATAGCAGTAAGCGTGGGTTGGCGTGAAGAAGATTTAGAGATGCTTGACTATGTCATTCATCGCGAATCTAGGTGCTTCACGATGTCCTACTCAAACCAAGACCCCAACGGGGGCTCGTATGGGCTGGCACAGGTCAATGGCTATTGGTGTGAGCCCTCACAATGGTATCCGCAGGGGTACTTGCAGGCTTTCGGGGTGCTGGAGCAGTGTGGCGACCTGCTTCACCCACGAACCAACCTGCTATCAGCAAGGCTGATATGGCTCTATGCCGATAGAGAGCATGGAGATGGGTGGCTACCGTGGCAGGCGTAGTATGGGGAATCGGGGTTGAGCCTAAATGCTTGACAGACCGTACACAGATGTGCTTTACTATAATCCCCCTCCAGGGGGGTAGCGGAGACCCGATAGCGGGGGGCAAGCAACAAGAACCACGCCAAGCAAAGCGTCGGCGTGGTAAGGTTCCAAGACAAACAAAGGAAGGTTCTAATGAGAATTGACAAAGAGACCAACAGGGTCTTTGTGAGACAGTCATGGTTGAAGGACATGCTTTTGTGTCCAGAAAGAGCACGACTTGCAGTCGTGCAACCTGAATTCAAAACGCAGAACGACAGCGCCGCAATCGGCACTGCCGTTCATGCCGGCATTGAAGCTGTGTTGGCTGGGAATGCGTCGGTCAAAGACGCCCCCGACATTTCGCTCATCAAGTTCAAAGAACTTGAGAGCGCAGGAATTAACCACACGAATGTGAACCCCGACTCTTGGCATGACCATGTGTTGGGTCTAACGGAAGCGTGGGTAAAAGATATTCTTCCCAAAGTTCCAATGGGTGGAAGTTGTGAAGTTCCGTTCTCGGTGCCGACAGGCGCTTTCGTGAATGGAATGGAACTATGGTTTGAAGGAACGATGGACTACCTGCACGAATTAGGTATTTGGGATTGGAAAACCGCAGCACGAAAATATTCTGCGCTGGAAAAACAATCTCAGGACATTCAATCGTCAATCTATTCTTACGCAGGACACAAGCTTGGTATTACGCAAGAGAAATCAGTTTTCAATTTCGGCGTAATGATTCGCGTCAACAACGCCTATGGCCAAATTGTTTCAGTTCATAGAAGTAAGGCTCACGGAGATTTTGTTGTTAAGCAGGCTATGTCTGCTGTCGCAACAGCGTGTGCTATGATGAAAGATAATGATTTACCAACGGATGAGCGTTGGTTAATAAATGACCAACACTACCTGTGCTCACAGCGCTGGTGCCCGTGGTGGTCAGTATGCAAGGGTGCTCACATAAGTGAGCCCGACAACAACGCCGAGGAGGCACAACATGGATAAGGACAGAGCAATCATTACACAAGTCGCTGCAAAAATCGCAGCCGACCTCGTGAATACGGAAGCAGACACAGATGCAAAGTTGGGCGAGTTCGCAACTTTGTTCACGAGTGTTAAGGACATCATTTTTGAAGCAATTGACGGTGGCGCACCAAGCGCGGAAATCTACGAGATGGCAAAGAAGACATTCAATGCAACACCCGTAGAAAACTCATCGGGCGAGTCTGTGCAAATCGCTGGCAAGCAACACGGCGACATTCCTGACTGGCTAATCAAAGCATGCAAGCGTGATGGCATCACCAAGGTGTACGACAACCGTGATGGACTCAAGGACAACGCAAAGCGCCCTTGGTTCAAAGCAGTTGACGCCGACAAGGCTTACTGGCCACCACGAACACGGCAGGCTTAAATGAAACTAACCGCAGAGCAAGTTTCTGCGGGCTGGGAAACAGTAGAGGGTCAGGCGAAGTCACTCCCGCCTGACTCTCAACCTGTTAGTCCACCAACTGAATACAGAATGTATGAGCCGCTTTCAGAGGCGGCTCATACTTTTGTTAGGTGGGCACAGAGTCCGCACGAAAGAATTCATTTAGGGTTGCCACAGATTGACGCAGAAATGCGTGGCATTGCCGCAGGTGAAATGTCAATGATGATTGGGTATGCGCACGGTGGCAAGACATTGCTACTACTGCATTCACTACTTGAGAATCGTGACAAACACATTGCGATGTTTATTCCAGACGAACCACGTCAGTTAATTCTGACCAAACTTACTTGCATGTATCACGGCATTGACGCTCGAGAATTAGAGCGTTTGGTTGCGATAGATGACAAAGACACCATTGATTTGCTTAGGCAAACAGCAGAAGAAAACTTTCCCAACCTTGCAGTATTTGACCAACCACTAACAGCCCTGGACATGGAACGCGCCTACAATGAGGTGTGCGATGTGTGGGGGCAGATACCAGATTTGGTGGTTGTTGACTACCTAGACCTTGTGGAGGCAGGCGAGACAGTCCCCGACAAAGCGACGTTTGTTAAGTCGTTTGGTCGCAGACACGACATACCAATGCTCGTGTTGCATCAAACTTCTCGTTCTTCGGGTGCTGATGGCATGAAGCTAACTATGTCGTCTGGTGCTTTTGGTGGCGAGCAACAAGCAACATCTGTAATCGGCGTTCGTCGTAAAAAGTATTCAATCATGGCCGAGATGAATGAAATTATCAACAAGCTTGATAAGACCCATTCAGAACGAGCAATGGAACGTTTGGACTCTTTGCGATATGAAGCAAAAATTCACGAATACACAGTTACGGTTAGTTTGTTGAAGAACAAACGACCGGCTGGTCAACTTGTGGATGATGTTGACTTTGAGTTAGATTTGGCTACGGGTAGATTAACTCCGTTACTTAACGGCGATTTACCAAAACAATACTTAAGGAGTTTTCATGACCGACAATTCTGAGTTGGCTAAAAACTTTGCAACATTGTTTGCTGGTCGCACAGACGCCTACGGCTCGTGGGAAGGTGGCTGTATCAAACAGCCAGTAACCCAAGGTTCGTTTACGAAACATCTGTGGGGACAGGAATACATTGGCATTTATCCAATGCTTGACGACAGCACCGTTTGGTGGGGTTGCTCTGATATTGACGTAAATGACATTGACCAAGCTCGCAATATCCAACTTGCACTCAAATTAAAATTGATTGAGGCTTGGGTTGAAAAAACTGTTAAAGGTTTTCATGTGTGGGTATTTGCCAAAGAGCCCGTTGAGGCTCGCGTGATGCGCCGAGCTTTGCTCGCCGCACACGCCGCAGTTAAGGTTCCCGCTAAAGAAATCAATCCAAAGCAAGAACAGGCTTCTGGTTATGGCAATTATGTTCGTTTGCCCTATCCTGGCGCTTTGTTTGAGCCGTGCTCGGTTCGCTACATTATGGATAGTTCCGATAGACCTTTGTCTCTAGAAACTTTCGTTAACGAAGCAATGACTTACGCAGTTACGCAAAAAGATTTACAACCACTTGCTGACGCTTACGTTCCCAAGACTCCAGCACAGTTCGTTGCAAAGGGTACGCCAATCCCCGTTGATGTTGCTAAAACAATATTACATCCGTGGACTTTGAAGATGTTTCTTGAGGGTCCAATGGACGATACAGACCGTTCTACTTGCTTGGTTAAACTTGCATATCGGCTTAGGTCTGATGGTATTCCAATTGAATTGGCTTACGGTTTGATTCGCACAGCTGATATGCAGTGGGGTAAGTTCCATGCAAGAGAAGATGGGGAGATGCACTTGGCAAAAATCATTGCAGATGTATACGGCGAATGAAAAAAACAAAGTTCTACAGCCAAATCATACACATGCGTCCCAAATCAAAAGACCGACCTCGTATGACAAAGACTGGACATACCTACACAGCTAAAGCCACACGGGAATATGAAAAAGCTTTTGCCGCAGAATACAAAGGACCATACTTTGCCGAAGAACCACTTCGAATAAAACTTGTATTCAACATTGACAGAACGGTTGTGGTAATAGAACCAATAAAAGATTTGTTTACAAAAAGCAAACTAAGAGGAGACATTGACAATTACGCAAAGTCTGTTTTGGATGCGTTAAACGGTGTGGCTTTTAAAGACGACAAACAAGTAATTATTTTGGAATTGGAAAAAACATGAAAGAATCTAGATGGGACATTCCTAAACCAAACTTCAAAAAAGATTTGGAGTTTGGCAAACAGGGCGAAGACCAAGTTAAGAGTTTTCTTCAAGGTATTGTTAATGGTTCGTTTGAAGTTAAGTCTGACCGGTATCGCAATGGCAAAATGGTTGTTGAAACAGCTCAAAACCCTAGAAAACACGGGTGGAAACCATCAGGCATTATGATAACCGAAGCAGAGTGGTGGGTTTATGTGTACACTATGAATCAGGCAATGGTGGTTGTATCCACGGAAAGATTAAAGCGCTATATAGAAATGTTACCGAAATCAAGAATTAGATTGTTTGCGGAAGGCACAAATAATCCAGCGAAGGGTTATTTGTTGTTGCCAGAGGAAGTGTCGCAACTCCTCTATGACCCCGCATACGATGATGTCCAAGAATGACATCCCCCAAGACAATTACGTCTTTTCATCAACCTACCTAAGTAGACAACGCCCACAAACGCCTATGGAGGCGTTGATGTTATCCGTATCCGACGTGATTGAGGAGTCGGTGGAAGAACTACAACCTTTGCGCGAAGCCGTAGCAATGTGTATTGAGCAACTCGATGAACAGGACCAATTTATTGTAAATGCAGTCAACAGCGAGTTTCTTTCTTATGAACAGCTTGGTAAACGCCTTGGCGTTTCCAAGCCACACGCTTGGCGACTCAAGAACAATGCTTATGCTAAACTACAACAACTATTAACAATGCACCCGCTAATCAGAAAGAAGGTCAGAGTGGTTAACACATGGGAACAATCTGCAAGCCAATGGGTTATGCACATTGCGTCATTCGCAACAGAGGAACAAGAAATTCTTCCAGAAAAACTACAAAAATTAATTCAGTCTGCTCGAGTTTGTCTTTTTGACCAAGACGACATTCCTGTTTCTTTATTATGGACAGAAATGGGCATTGAAGCAATTCAAGAATTGCGTATGCACAACGCTTGGGATTCCGGCAAGATGTGCACCTTGTTGGCATCCAAACAGCACGACTACGGACACGGCAACATAACGGCCTTTGGGCTCAAAGGCGTACTTGTGCGTTTGTCTGACAAGGTTGAACGACTCATCAATCTTAAATCCAAAAAATTTAAAGCACAAAACGAATCGTTGCTTGATACGCTACGGGACATAGTCGGTTATTGCGTAATAGCTTTAATGCTCAACGACGAAACATTTCATTTGGAATTAGGAGAGAATTATGCGAACGAGTCAGCTAGTGATTGGATTTGAAATGCCCGTTACGCCAACCGAAATTGCAGCAATATTGGAGAAACATTATGGACCGATTGATGTTGGTCAGGGAGTTCTTGAAAACGGTTTACAAACAAATTGTTTGTACGTTCACAACAAGAAAAAAAAACATGTCAAATAGAGGACCTGAAGATTGGATATACGATATTATCCCTGCCAAACAAGTTGAAGAAATAGAATCAAAAGCAAAGAGTCTTCAACACAACCTAGACAACGGGCTTAATGTTGTTTTGTCAGCGACCAACGACAGCGCTATTAGGCTGTGTAAAGCGTATTACGACAGCACACAGGGCAATATGCAGGCATGGTTACACATAATGGGATTTCTAGATGCGCTTATTGGTACAATTGAACAACACCTAGAAGAAGAAGGGATAGACCCGTATGCAAAATGAAACATCGGAAACACAAGCGGAAACAGAACGCTATCTTCGTGACAGGGTTGAAGAACTTGAAGTAATATTGGAAGCTATGCGAGCGGAACTCCGCGTTGCGCAGCAAGAGTTATGGAAACGAGAACCACAATGAGGCCAGTAATCGTGCTTTGGGATGACGCCTACTCAGAGGATGAGTGGATGAGTGTTGAGCACTACAACCCAAAACCCGAAACTCCCAACATCTCTATTGGCTACATTGTTGCTTACAACAATGATTATGTTCATATTGCCTCCACAATTGACCAAGACGGGGGTAATTGCTGCGGGATTATGGCAATCCCCTACGACATGATTGTGTACGTAGCACCACTACAGATTTTGAGTGAAGCCAAAATGTACGGTGATAAAGAAGAATTTGAGCGATACTTGCAAGGCAAGTTCGCTCAACGAGCCGAGGTTTATGAGTTTACTGAGCCTGCGGAAATATCTTCAGAAACGAATCCCGAACCTTCTGTTTAGAATCAGCCCATTGCGGACTCAACTCAACATGCAACCAATCACCTTTTGGCGCACCATGTATTGTCGGCTTGGTGTATTTTTGCCAAGTACCACGGGTCCAATTGTAGCCACGACCGTGTGGCTCTGGGAAATAATCCAAAACTAATTCAATGCCAAGTTCGTCTGCATGACGAACCAAAAAGTCAGCCATGTGTTCGGCTATTGCACGACCATTGCGCAGACCCTTTGTTGGGGTTTTGCGATAACTGAGGTCTACAGCACGTCCCGTAGCGTGTACAGAGAGGCTTTCTGACCCACGCTTAGGTCTATTAACGTAGGTGCCGTTGTTCCACAACGCACCGCCGCTTAAGTAAACCAGGTGCTTAACCAACTCGGTTAATCCTGGTCGCTCGTGGCCTACATCGCCGTCTTTGTTTCCTGTGTAGGTTCTTTTTGCTCTCATAATCATCCCTGTGGTCTGTTCACGGCGTTATAGGCCGCAAGGGCTTCCTGCATTGCAAGTTTCTGAGCATTCAATTCTCCCATTTGCATTTGTGGAGTGTTTTGTCGTACAGGCAAACCTAAATAACCCAACAAACTATTTGGACTAGCGTCCCCCGTGTTAGGCGATGTGGTGGCCGACAAACGTTCTGCTTGACCCAAGAACGGCAAAGCATTCATGAGTCCGTAACTAGCTTTGTCGCTAACGAATTGTCTACCATCTGGTCCAGTTTGGCCATAACCTAACGCCTGCAACAAGGGTTGCAAAACATTGAGAGCTGTTCCCTCTTTGGCCTCAATTGGAACTTTGCTAAATTTTTTGTTTGCAAAAAATCTTCTATCTCCAGCAAGCTCTACCGGAAGTCTTAAGGCTGGTGTTACGTCAGCCAAGAACCGTTTTGGGTCTTGTAATCTATTTACTTCTGTTTGAATTCGCATGAACCCCAAGTCTGGTGTCATGTACCAATTGCCAACCATGGGGAGCTTCCAAGCTCCCGATTCACGCAACCAAGCCGGCACAACGTCATTGTTTTGTTCGTTGTCTTTTTCAGACAGGTTCTGCCTAATTGCCCTATAGCCCTGATAAACCCTTGGGTTATGGTAAACATTTTGCAAATGCAATGGAAAGTTTCTTGAGGCGAACATCCAAAAAGGAACAATCTGGGTCATTACTTTGTCTAGGTTTGATTTTGTTGAGTAGTCAATAAAATACTTTTGAAGCCTTGCGGTTACATCCAAAAATTCTCCACCATTTGCCGCAGCGCTATAAGCATAAGTAAATCTAGATACATAATCCGACCAATGCCCAGCCCTTTTGCTCAACTGCGGAAGTTTCCAGTTTGTTAATTTACTTCCAAAAGCAAGGTCGGCGTTTACAGAGTCATACAAACCGTCACCAGAAGCGACAACAGAATCTCGAGCAATCAACGCTCGGCGTGATTGCTCTGGCGACAACCCGGCAATAAATTCTTCCCATGTGGTTTTATTGCTTTGAGCAATTTCCCATTTCTTAATAACACCCAATGCTTCTGGAATCCATTTAAAACCTTCCCCGCCAGCCAAATGTACAAATATATTGTTGTAAGAGTTTCTTACGTGAAAACCAGGGCTAAGAGTTGCATATGTTTTGAAAAATTTATTGTAAGTTCCAAGCCCTCGTTGCATTGCAATAACAATTGCTGGGTCTTGCAATCTGTGCACATTGTTAAATATTTCTGCAACGCTTTCTGGCACATAAATGGATGGGAAAGCAGAACTTAATTGAGCCCAACCGTTATCAAATTCTTCCAATATTTGTTTTGTTGGCAGGTTGTTTGTTCCAAAATCCGCAACAATTCCCTCTGCTGCAAAATCTAAGTTTTCTGAATCAAGCAAAGCCTTAGAATAATTTGCTCGTTTATTGGAAAGGTCCAACATCACCTTGCGCAATTCTCGTGGGATAAACCCAGTAGATTCTGCTCCCATATTTGCCTCAGAACGAATTTGAGCAATTAAAGCAACAGATTCATCAATAATTTCAGTAGCTTCATCAATTTCTTGTTGCGTAGCATTGTTTGCTAATTTGGGCAAATTATTAATTCTATTCTTGGATGCTTCCAGTTTTTTTATTGTAAGGTTAAGAGTACTCAACTGTTCGTCAATTTTAGTTTTTGCGCCAAGCTTTGTTGCGTATTTTGCTTCAAGGCTATTTATGTCTTTGAACAAATTTTCAATTTGTTCTGTTTCGGTTTGCATTTCTATTTTGCGAACCAAAGCATCACGAACATCTTTGGGTTGTTTTACGTCGCCAAACAAACGAGCATATGTAGCGTCAGACAAACCTTCACGAACACCAGGAGTGCCTGTTGCGGGACCCCTCAGTGAAATTGGCTCATCAAGCATGCCCAAGTTTCTTGGCACAAAAATTAAACCTTCCTCATTATCGGCATATTCGCTTAATGTTCTTAATGTTTTTCTATATTTGTCCAGTTGCTCTATATACCCCGGTCTTAATCTTTTAATTATCTTAGAAAGGTCAAAAGCAACCTGCGTTTGCAAATTGCCCATTGCATTAATCATGTCATTTAGGTCTGCTGTTTTAGTGGCCCGAATAACCCTTAACGCATCCAGTTCTTCGCCTTGCCGAATTTGAAAAATTTCTTTAGTAACTGGGTCTATAATTTCAACATTATTTCCAGCAATTGCCGTTTTAAATTGAAAATCAATTGGCTGTAATTGTCGCATTTGTTCGGCAACATTGGCTTCGGCTCTCTTTGCTATATTGTCTGCGTAGTCAGCAAAAGCAACTGTGCTTGCTGTGTCAAACTCTGTTTGCAACATCATTTTTGCAGCGCCTTCTCTACCAAACATTTCAGTAAGTTTTTCAAGCACATAATTATCAATTTGTGCTTCACCGCCAAAAGTATCAAGAATTTGGTTTGTTATATAAAAATCAGCAGTTTTTCCAAAATTGTCAATTTGAGTTTGTGCTGGAATCCCGGCAAACAATTGTTCTGCTTCAGTTCGTATTTTTTCATAGATTGTTCTTTTTGCATCGCCAGGAGCAGCAAAGGCATCAAAATTAAAACCAGACTCCCGCAGCTGTTCTTGGAATCTTGTTCTTTTTTCCATCATTGCAGGCACGTCAACAGCAGCAAATCGTTTTTCCAACTGTATTGCCTCATCCACCAAAGAGTCGTGGTAACTTAACACATCTCTTTCCTGGGCAACCAATGGATAGGTTTTGTCAAATTCTTCAGTCAGTAGTTTTTCTAATTGCTCTTTTTGACGTATGTGTTTTCCATAATCAGAATTATCCCAATTTGAATTAATAATTTCTCGACGCAACAAAGCGTCGTCTGGTCTTGGCTCAATATTTGCAATATTTAATTTTTGACCGTTTCTAATTTGTCCGTTTACCCAATCTTTTGCTTTATCCAAATTAGGAAATCCTTCATAAAAACTGCGCAATTTATTCATCGCCGTTATGCGCGTTTGTGGTGCGCGCAGTTCGTCATCATACATGCGTATGCTCTGCTCTAAATCGTTTAACAAAGATTCAGATTGAATTAATTCAAGATTTAATTTTTTTCTTTGTTTAGCATGTGCGGTAGGCGAAACCAACCTTCTTTTAAACCTTTGTTCCAATTGCGACAATTCCGCAGGAATTTGTCCCAATCTTTTTTCCAATCGTTTTGCTGCAGCCATATCCGAAGCTCGCAAATTTCTCACAACCAAAGGATTTCTTGCCTCCTGTGTCGGGAATAGAGCACGCCACTCAGAAGGAGTAAAAGTAATGTCGTTTACTGGCAAACCGTTTGCATCAATGGCCGTTCTTAGTGGAGATGTTACGGCATAATCACGAGCGTTAAAAGAACGAACAGTTGAACTAAATGCACCATCTGGCACAACTGCGTGCATGTTGGTTGGGGACAAATATTCCCCATAATTAATTCTTTTTTTAATTTTAATAAAAGAAACATTTCCTTCACGCATTCCCTTTTCGAGAGAAGATATGTAATCTTTATTTGGAACTACAGAAATTTGTATTTCGTTTGCAAAATCTAATCCAGGTGCGCCCAGAGCTCTGTTGCTTCCGTAAATTCTGTCGCCAAGAACTTTGGCAAGTTCTTGACGACCGTAAGCCGTCACAGTTTCTCGTGCTGCATCGTTTATGTCAAGTAGTGGGCTTGATGGCGGTAGAACAATCTCAATACTGTCAGTACCAAAAGAAACAGAAAATGTGGTTCCATATTCGGCGCCATCAACGTTGACGGCTTTAATTTCGCCTTGTTGTATTCTTTTCATTAAGTCGCTTTGAACAAATCTTGCAGAAGATTTGTTTGACTTATAGCCAGTTCGGCGCATTCTTAATGCGCCCGATTGCATGATTGCGTTTGAATCTAAAATCTCTGTGTCGTACAATTGAACATTAGCGTTGTTGAATCTCTGGTTAATTTGTTTTTCCAAAGACTTATCAAACATGTAGGTGCCGGACTCATAAGACCAAATTGGTTGTCCAAATTCGTTTAGAACTTCGTTGCCATTAATTCGAGCAACTTCATTTAACCAAGAATTAAAATTTTGTTCTTGTTTAGCAACAACTTCAATTGGCTCCATTGTTAAATTGTCAATTTGGGTTTTTAGTGTTGTCAATTTTCTTTGCGCTGTTTCAAAGGACTTTAATTCGGTAATTAATTGTTTTTGTTTAGCCAACGCGCCAGTAACCTCTTGGTCCCCCAAACCAGCAAGAGTTTCCTCTAATTGTTCAACTTGTTTTTTAAGAGTTACGGAAATTTTTCCAGCTTTTATATCCTGGATAATATCCAATAGTTTTGTGTTGGGGTTGTAAGAATTTTTGAGCAATGTTGACCAAAGTTCTTCGCCATATTTTCTAGAATAGTAAAGACCCATTCTTTTTTGTTTTTTGGCTAATAAACCTTTTTGGATTTCTCTTGTTTGGGTAGATAATTCAATTTGTTTCTTAATTGAAGAAGCCATTTCTCGAAGCATCATTGCGTGACCAGTAGGCCCCAATGCAATATTAAGAGGATTTTCCAACACAGATTTGGGGTCGGACAAAGAATCTTGCATTAAAGAAAACTGCGTGCTGCGTTTTTGCGCAGCCGCAATTCTTGCATTTACATAAGAGGCATTTTCTGATAATTCTTTTTTGTAAACCTGTCCAGCTGGTGCTTTAACAATTTTCCCACCACGAATTTTGGTTACTGAAAAATCGCCACCTGGTATGTTTTCAACACCACCAAAAACATTAACAAAAAATGTTTGAACATCGCGTGGGGTGGCATTGGGGTTAAAAGCATTTCTAAAATATTTAGGAATTGTTAATTTTACATTTGGCCCAAATTTAATAGCAGCAGCTCTTTTTGCAGATATGCGTTTTGTCTTACTGATAGTAGGTTTAAAATCTTCAACAATTTTATCCCAACGTGCTTGATATTTGCTTGCTAAATTTTTATTGTCTGCTAACAATTTAGATATTGAAGTTCGCTCAAGCCTGTTTCGTAAAGCGTTTATTAATTCTTCTTCCGTAGCAACCCTCGTTGCTTCCGGGGTTCGATACATTGCGTTAAATTCATTTTCGGAAACTCCAGCAGCTAAAGCATCTTCCAATGTTTCGAATTCTGGTCTTACCCCAGGGCTCATTTGTGTTGGTACGTCAGCGGCAGCCAAAACATCTTTGTCTGTAATTTTTGACCTTGACAGATAATCAATGCGGGTATTTGGATTCCTTGTTGTTTCGTCGGTTATTGAACCAACCCAATCCATCAAAGATTTGTCTTGGTCATAAACATCACTCAATGATGTTTGTTGACCGGTGAAATCTCCAGGTTTTCCTTTTGGAACATAACCAGTTGGCCCAGATATTAATTTGCCCGTTTGTGCATCACGAACGGGTTGACGACTATTTCTAAATTCCTCAACAATATCCCTAACAATATCCGCCCTAAGAACCCGACCTGCTTCGGTGTTGGCTGCGCGTTGCGGTTCTTGTTTTGATGATGGCAACAATTGTTTTAACTGTCCAAAAAGAAAATCAAACGAACCATCTTCGTCGTCGTTTAAAAATGCTTTTTCCATTTCGGTATTAAAAACTCTTACTTGATTGTCGGGAGCAGCATTTCGAACAGCATTTTGTATTTGTTCCATTTTTGTTTTAGCAATATTCATTTTTGTAACTGCATAATTAGCTTCTTGACCCAATTGTTTGCCCAGTTGATTTACCGCATAAAGCGAAAATCTTTCATTTGGAACATAACCCAATGGGGCAAATTTTTCAGTTACGGCTTCCATAAATTTTGTAGTTTCAGAATGAATGTAATACGAAATAGCCGCATCTTGGGTTTCTAAAATAACCTGTCCAACACTTGCTCTCTGCCCTCTTGTGCTGGTTTTAGTGCCAAACTCCCAACTTGAAGTGGAATCAATAATGTGGTCAAAATCAGCTTGTTTTACCCCAGCCTTGGAAAACAACGTTTTACGTTGTTTTACTAAATCTTTTTGTTTGGCTAAATCTTTGTCTAATTTTCCAACAAACGATTTAAGTTCTGTTAACTCCTGTTGCGTCAAAGAAATGTTTTGTTGCAAAGCATATTGGCTTTGCACAAAACTTTGGTCTGGTAAAATTGGAACTTGACCCTTTTTTACAATTGGTTTTCTTGGGGCAATTAATTCTTTTGCGTCTTGAATAACTTGTTGGAATCGAGTAAACATTTCAGAGTTAGAAATATCATCTTCAAGTTCTTTGCTTAGGTTGATAAAAAATTCCCCAGCATCTGCTTCTCTTGCGTTAAGAGAAATGCCTTCTGCTAAAAATTGACTATTAAAAGCATTTCTAAGTTGTTCCCAAGAAAGCGTAAGTCCAATTTCTTGTTGGTCGTCATAAATTTTAACAAAATCTTCAATAAAGTCATCATACAACTGTTTGCCTTTGGTAATATTGTTTGAAAGAGAGCGCAATTCATCCAAGTCTCTTGGGGCAATAGAACCACTTCTTGAATTTGCAAGAGAAGTAAATTCGTCTGCAAACCTTGCATAGGTGCTTGTTTCCGTTAAAGCAGTTATTTTTGCTGTTGTTTGAACAATTCTTTGACCAATTTCTTCCAATGCTTCGTCAAGTTTGTCAAAATTTTTAATAAAATCAGGATTGCCGTTAGCTGTTCTAACTACTTTTTCAACCTTGTCTTGAAACTCATTTAATTGAGTTAGTTTTGCTAATGTTACATCAAATTTAGTTCTCAGCGATGGCGGAAAATTGGCAACCGAACCATACTTTTTAATGTCTCTCATCGCGTAATTAGAAATTACGCGACGAAGGGTTAATACATCCGACACAGATGGATTTGACGTTGCCAACACAGACCTAAACTCATCGAAATCAACAACGGTTTCGGAACCCTTTTTTCTTAAATCTGCTTTTCTAAATAAATCTTCTGGGTCAATAATTGATTTTAAATTTTTTCCTTCTGCTGTTTCAAAATACTTAATTGCAAAATCGCCCATTTTGTCGTCTGTTTGAAAACCTAAAAGAATCCGACCTTCATTAGATGAAGGCATTAACAATTTTGCTACTTCTTCTAGCTCCATTGGCAAATTGTTTGCAACCAACTTGCCATCTCTTTCAATCAATGTTCCTGTTTCAAAAATTGAACGATTAAGAATGTTGTTAACAACTTCGGCAAATTCGTTGCCCACCATTTGCGTTAATTTAAAACGACGTTCAAGCAATTCATAATCAGCGTTGATTCTGTTTAGGTCGTCTTGAAATTTTTTTAAAGGCAACAATAAATCCGTTACCGGTTTTGCGTATTTTTGAGCAACTTTCAAAGCATCTTCGTCGCTTATTGTTTTTTTGCCCTTTAATGTGTCTGCTAGAATATTGCTTTCTTGACTTGGAAATAAAATGTCGCCTAATGCCGCTTCATTAATGCCTTCAAATTCTTTTACAGAACGTTCAATAAATTTATCTATTGTATTTGAAGATTTTTTATAATCTTCAAATACGGCCTTCATTAATTTTGTTGGGTCGCTAGGGTCATCAAAATCAAACAAGGATTCAAATTTTTCAACTCTTTGATTTACGTTTGTTTTTAAGGAATCAAGTTGTTTTAATATTCCCTGAACTGAACCAGCAACTTGTTTTTGTTGTTTGGTTAATCTTTCAATGGTTTCGGTGCCAGCCTTGGCCCCAATTGACTTAGTTTCGGTGCCGACTATTCGCTCTATTTCTTTTGTGGCCGAGTTTATTCCGTCAATAAGTTCTGTGGTGGCTCTGGCAACAGAACCGCTCACCTCAGCGGTTTGATTTGCAAATTCGTCAAAATATTCATTATCAATAACCGAATGAGTTGTTCTTAATCTTCCAATGTTTGATTTAAGCAAAGAATCCGCGTAATCAATTTTTCCAACTTGTTCTCCATAGAATTTTCCATATCTTGAAAGAACAGCAGCAACATCTGTTTCAAAAAAATCTCCAACAAACCCACCATCTCTTGCAAGTTGATTGAGCCTGTCAATTCCCTTGTCTATGTCATCCTGCGTAAGAGCGTGTCCAAACCAATTAGCTTTTCCGTCAGAAGAAGGTTTTAATTTTCTTGTTTTGAATGAACCATCTTTGTCAAACAAATCTTCTTTTAAAAATTTAAATGTTGCTTCGGCGTATGGATTGGATGGCACAGCCATGTAATTAATTCCGGCTTCAGAAGTCATGTGTGGCCAATATTCCACAAATTCTCCAACTTTTGCTTCTGGGTCAACATCTTTTAAACGTGTTTTAACATCGCCTATTGCTGACCTAAGAATATTTTGTATTTTTACGGCATAAGCTTTTTCTTGAGCGCTTTTTGGTGCTCGAGCAAAACCCTCTTTTGGGTCCATAATTTGATAAACACTTTTACCGTATTCATTATATTCTGGACCTTCAACAACATTTTTAATTCCAGAAATAAATGTATTTCTTGCAACACCAGACACCGCACGTTTGCGTGTTTCCATATTCAGCAATTGAATTGCTTCTTGTGCTTTTGGGGCATCCAATCTTCCCGTTGACACGCCAATTTTTAAATTTTTTATGTAATCATCACCAGTTGTAACTAAACGATGTAGGGCTCCACCAACCTTGGAATTAACAAAAGTAGAACGTACACCAAAAGCACCAAAGGACAATGCGTCAGCTATTGGCCCAGTAAAAGGTAATTTAATTTTTGTTCCAGCAATGTACAAACCAGCTTTATCTAAACCAGCCATTTTTGCAAATTCTGGAGTTGCACCCAACCTGCCCTTGTAACCAATTGCGGCAACTTCTTCTGGCGAGCGACCCATTCTTATTGCGTAATCCGCCAATGCGTTGCGCCCAGGCGCACCTGCAATGGCAGTTTTGCCCAATGCTGTTTTTAATGGAGTGCCATCACCAATTGTTGCTAACTTGCCTGCACCAGCGCCGTACGGCCTAACCCAAAACAGGGGGTCAGTAATAACATCTCCCACCAAACCAAGCACTCGCCCACCCCAACCAGCAACAGGAAAAGCGGTACCAAAACCATAATCATCTTTTCCAACTTGCCCAATCCAGTCATCAAAAGACGCTCTTGTGTTGGGGTCGTTGTCGAAAGCATCAACCACTTCTCGCAAACCCGACACAACCATTCTGTGTGGGGTGTCAATTACTTTTAAACCACCAAAAATTGTTTTTGTAATTGGGTTATTGAACAACAAAGATTTTGGTGTTCCGTTTTTGGGGATACCACCCGAAGACTTAATTGAGTCAATTTTGTCTCGCAACGTAGGGGCTTGCGCAATAGCCCCAATTGCGTAATCCCTATTTGCAATAATTGAATCTTGCAAGTTTGTCCTGCGGGGTGGTGCAGATTGTGGAAAAGGTTTTACCTTTCTTAACGCTTCCAACAATTGGGAAACGTCAGCATTTTGTTCAACCATTTATCCACCCGACAGTCTTAAGATAAGAGCTCTTTGAATTAATTCATCTAAAAATGGAGTTCTTCCTGATTCGTTTGCTTTTTCTTGAAAAAATTCAGCGGCGCCCTGTTTTCTTAATTCAAGACTTTCTGGCGTATTGCCAGCAAGTCTTGCTTTTCGTTCATCAAATGGAGTCCTAGACATTGGAATCGTGCTTCCTTTTCCATATTTAGGAGCATTCTTTTTTGTAGTTTTTTGTTTTACTTCACTATTTGCCAATGATTCAAGCATGTCTGATGTTTTAAAATTTTTAGTATTTGGAGCTCCCGTCAATCCAACAGCATCAACAACATTTTCACTATAACGTTGTCTAGCGTTGTCCCTAGCTTCCAAAAGAGTTTGATATTGCAAATCATATGTATCAGGATTTTTAACAATAAATTCCTGCAATGCTTTTTCGGCGTTTATTAATTCATTGCCTTTTTCTCCAACATTTTTTTCAGCAATTTTTACATAATTTTCAGGGGCGTTTGCTTTTGTTATTTTTGGAGAATAGGTTGAAGGACTTTGTGTGCTGCTTGGCATTTGACCTGGTGCATAAATTCTTTTAGCTTTATATGGATTTGCTTGCGTTTGTTTTTCCATTTTTGCAAACAATTGAGCCATTTGCGGTTGGTAAAGTTCTTCTGCACCATAACGAGCGTTTGGGTCCGAAAATCCAGCTTTGGTTAAGGGGTTGTCCATCTGAGCAGTTGTTGCCGCTAGTTGAAAAGCTCGTTGTTCTGATTCTAATTTTTCTGCTAAAGAAATTAATTCTTGGGAATCTTTTTGTGAACGATTTGGGTCAAGTGCTAATTGTTCTAAGATTTCCTGTTTTACAATCATTGCTGGCGTACCAGCTTTGATGGATTGAGCAATGGATGCCTCATCTGAGTCGGGTGCAAAAAATTGGTCTATTTGAGCCCAGGTTGGTTTGTGTTTTTGTTCCAAAAACGCAATTTGTTGCGTTGGGTCTTGATTATACGTACCGCTCAATATTCCGATTATTGGGTCAAATAAACGGTTATAGTCGCTGGAATCCAATTGGCCTTTTGCATTCAAACCAGCCAATATTAACGCTATTAACTGCGGGTCCATACGCCTATAGTCCTTTTCGTTACCTGCCACGCCGAGCGTTAAGCTCGGCAAGCAATTGTTCTGCTGTGCTATTTTGCGCCTGTGCTGGAGCCAAAAGGTTGGCTAATTGGTTGGCAACAATTTCCTGTTGGGTTGCTGTTTGTGGCAGTTGTCCAGATGTTGGCTTTTTGCCATCACCACTACCACTACCGCTACCACTATTGTTGGTTGGAGCTGTGCCGGTTAGTTCTGCGACCGTTTGTGCTAATTGTTGGGCTAGAGTGTTGCGATTTTGTTCTACGCCAAACCTTGATTCAAACATGGATTGCTGCAATGCGGCAAGCGCCTGCGCTTGCGCATTTTCTGCTTGACTTCTATACCCGGCTCTTTCTTGACCCAATCCCGTATTAAACAATAATTGGGCTAGTTGAGATTCTGTTCCACGTGAACCCGCACCTTGTTGAGCAACAGCACTTAACGTGTTGAGAAGATTTTGATAATTAGCCGCACCCTGTTGAGCTTGTAATTGGTCTGCTTGAATCTGCCCCTGCACGGGTTGGTCAGACACACCGTAGGCACTTAGATAGTTCGTTAAAGCGTCTGGTGAGGAGCCAACTTGCGCTGTCATTCCAGCATATGGATTGTTTTGATTTGCTGTTAAATATGCGTTTAAGGCCGAATAGCCTTCATCGCCCAAAGTTTGTGCTGCTTGATAACCTTCGTTTATATTTCCTAATGCTCGATTGTATGCACCAGCTACGTTTTGTTCAGAAACTTTGCCTTGGTCTGCAATCATTTTTAACAAAGCATCATAACCGGTGTTATATGAACCCCCCGTATAGTAGTCCGACAACCCTGACGTCTTTAAAAGGTTTTGTTGTTTTTCATAATTGAATTTATCTCGAGCAAGTTTGTCTGACGCATCAGAACTGGAACCAGAACGCGAACCAAAAAGTTTCATTATGTCATTTAGGGAAAAACCGCTTTCTTCAGGTAGCGTGACCCCACTCAACCCACCTGCCGCAGCTTCTGTTCGTCCACGAAGTTTTGGGTCTGGACCCAAACTTGGAAATTGCGATGTAACCCTAGTTTCAGGAGTTGCGCCAGGTTTCCAAGTCCAAGTTGAGATTGCACCATTGTTTTCAACGTTGTGTCCAGGTACGTGCGACATTATACGACTCCCATTCTTCTTGCGTAAAGCTGACGTGCGGCGTCAGCAATAGTTTGTGCTTTTTCTAACTCCATATCAGCAAGTTGATTTTTGAAAGATTCAAGACGTTGTGCTTCCGTAAGGTCATACATTCTTTGTTGTTCTTGTTGTCCTTGGTCAAATTCAGAAAATGTACGAGCGCGTTGTTTTGCAAAATCTTGCAAACCACGCGCAAACAAACCAGACCGAACATTTGGGCCAACCATACCACGACGAGAAAAACCAGAAACAACTTTGGGTTGTGCTTCGTCGTATTGACGGACCATATTTTGACGTTCTCGATTTCCACGCTGTTGTGAAAGAAAATTAGCGTAAGCATTCATTGCGCCAGTTGTGCCATATTGCGACACATACCCGCGCCTGCGAGCTTCGTAGTCGGCTGGATTATATGCCATTACTTAATCCTTTGATAATCCTTACGAGCTGGCTTAGCCATCTCGATTTGCATTTGTTCAATCTTTTCATTAATGCGACCAATCTCCTGCGACAACGAAGAAAAGATTTGTTGCAACGCAATAGCGTCGTCCGTCTTTAATGCGTTGACGATTGGACTGTTCCATGTTCTCATTATCCAAACACCTGCGAACCCAACACAACCTGGTCGCTATCGCCAGTTACGCTACTGCCGCTAGCAGCGGCTGTAATCCGACCCTGCGCATCAACCGTAATGTCCGCTGTTGTGTATGAACCAGGGGTAACTGCGGTATCGGCAAGCTTGTCTGCGGTAACAGCGTCGTTGGCAATCTTGGCAGTAATAATTGCGGCGCTATCGATATTTGCACCCGTTGCTAAACCGTCAACAAATGTTTTGACAGCGGTGAAGTTACTATTAACTTCACCAGCTTCGGCAACTGTTCCGTTAGTAAATGAATAAGGTATTGAGAGTGGCATTATCCCGTCATCTTTCGATTGTTGTACTTAATTGCGATAGAGTCAAAACCCCAATCCTTTGATAAGGGTCCTGTAAACAATAAACTTACCGAACGACAAAAACCAAGGTTTGAACCATTAATAATTTGAACACCCTCTGATTGTTTGCCCCACAAACCAGTTCCCCAATTTTCCAAACCCCAAATCATTCCTTCGCCAGCTGCACCAAGCGTCGCATTGAATTGTTTACGTTCAGAACCAGATGATTCTTCGTAATCGTGAAACACTTTTACGTTTACAATTCTTTCGGTATCAACTTGCTTGAAGGCAATATCAGGGCGACGAAACATTTTCTTTTGAGCATAGGTTCTGCCATCAATCCAACCGGTTCTGTAATAGGAAGTAAATCCAGCAGCCGTTCCTGCGATATTGTCCTGTTCCTCGTCATACAAATCAACTTTCAACACATACGACTGTGTTGGGTGAATCATTAATCGCAAGTTGTCATTGTTTGAATCAGTCCAGTTAATCCCGCCAATAACACCCTTGCTGTCTGCCGTAGCAAACTGCATATATGCACCACCACGACCAAGTGATGGGTCAAAAACAAAATTAACAGTCGGGGCTGTTGCCGACGATGTATCATCGTACGGCAAAGCCAACCAAACACGACGACCGACATAGGAAACACTGTAAGGTTCCGTGCTCAATGCGCTAAGTTCTTTGTCGTCCACAATTGGGCGCAGGGCGTCAAAGACATCTTCAACCATAGAACCGTTGTAGTAGAACAAACCTTCTGGAGTCGAATAGAAGAACACACCCTGTTCCGCAACAGCAATACTGTTGCGGCTAGAACAACCAAGCGTGGTGGTTAACTCAACAACATTAAAGTTGTCCGATTCCGTACCAACCAACAAATAGATTGCGTTTGTCTTAAAAATAACCAACTGACCTTGGACGACGGCCATGCCATTAATTCCACTACCGCCACCTTTGAGGTCGATGTAGTCGTCTTCCATCCAATCCTCAGGCAAACCTTCATGCGACCAACGCACTCGGTCAGGATAATTTACGCCATTTTCCCTTGTATTGGCTACGAACATTTTGTTGGCATGCACAATGTTGTGTTCCGCTTTTGGCATGTATCCACCCACGGGACTTACATAAGCTTGCCATGTAGGACCAGATGCGGTTAAGGCTGTTGCGTATGTGTCTGTTGTGTTCCATTTGTATCCAGCCGTTGCTGTTGCCCCTGTACTGATATATAACGTTGAACCCCAATTAGCAAACGACGCGCCATGCGCGTTCGTTGTAGCAATGTCATTACCTAATGAATAAGCCAGAGTTGAAAAGTTTCCACCAGTAGAACGATAAACCTTTGTGCTATTCGCCAACATAATTGTTGGCGTAGCACCATAAAAAGCATGAAGCTTGTCAGGTGCCCAAGTACCTGCAACAGCAGTTGTATTTAAGCGTTGCATTGCACCACGACTAAACACGCCACCACGAGGGTCAATCTCAACATTAAGCATGTCTGGCGATTCGTTCTTGGCAAGCAAGAACTGGTCGGCTCGAAGATTCAGGCCGCCAGTAAAATCATCATAGCGCTCAAGAAGAATCTGAGCCATTATGTACCTAGCGTTGCGCCAAGAGTCTGCAACCAACGACGCATAGTTGGATACTGCCTACCACCCGACATCAACAAAGGTCTTGCGCTAGGAGTCTTCATCAAGTCACGGCGAGCCATGGCTACGCCTTCCTCAAACGACCTGAGATACATTGCTGAAAGCTCTGGGTCTTCTTGGCGTTGGTAGACGCGAGCCAACACAAAGTAGGCAAGCAGAATATGAAACCACTCATCAAGGTCAATTGCCTCAGATGTGTTCGTCAACCAAGTGTAAACAGGGTTGCGATAAGCGCGAAGCGTTATCGCATAGACGGCATCAGGCTTTGGATACAAGTGCAGCTGTGCGTCCCATATTGCATAGAAGTATGGACGGGAAGGAACGTCAGTATTACCCAACCAAATGTCTTCTGCGTTGTCGTAGGGAATCATCGTTAAACGACTACCTGCGCTAGATGTGTCTACAAGAGATATGACTTCTCGAATATCGCCAATTGTAGATATTGTGTATGGGCGCTGACTTGCAACCGTATTGAATGTGTAGGTTTCTTGGTATTTTGGCCATCGGCGTTCAAGGGCAATAATGCGCTGAAATGCTTCTTTTACAGCATTGTCAATAATGGTGTTTGGCAAATCTACCGAATCAAGGTCGGAGATGTTTCGCACCATAGTGCGAACATCGGCAAGGCTCATTGTCATTATGATTCACCTCTGCTTCGTAGATGCCCCATGCAGTAATCAGTGCCTTTGGCTTTTCGACCCGTACATGTATCATCGTTTGCAGCACAAAAATTACCGCGTCCAAGATATGGACCGCTTGGTGGTGCTTGGCGTGAGCCTGGAACTTCTGCGGAAGGACGGATACCTTGTATTGGTACGCCGTAATATTCACCGGACAATTGTGCGTTCTTCATCACTACTTGTCCTTTTCGTTACTTGGGGTATGCCCTGGAAGGTGGGGGGCACACCCCAAATTACGAATTAATTAATAGGTTCTTTTTTTAACGTTTTTCTTTGCAGCTGTTTTACGGCGACTTGCTGCTTCTTTCATTTTTTGATTTTTGACAGCAGGACTAGAGATTCTTGCACTCATGCCAGATGGGCCCTTATAGCCTTTTTGGGTGTTGAGGTTATCGACCGCGGTTGCTTCTCGCTTCATTTTTGCGCCATATTTGGCTTTTTTTTCAACAGGTGATGGACCGTATTTTTTCATAGCTTTGGCCATAGTTTTCTCCTTTTAATAGTTGTTGGGTGGGGGCTTTTATCCCCCACCCAAACATTATATCTACTTGCGGTAGATGCTAACTGTATTTGCTGCGGTGAAAACACCAACAAACGTAGCTGAACTAGCAGCTGCGATTGTTGCACTACCTACAAGCGTCACGCCAGAAGCGCCAGCCGTGAGGGTAATTGCGTGTGTTGATGCTGCAAGGTTCACAACCGAGAATCGGAAAGAACTTCCAACTGCTTCGTCTGTGAAAGCTGCACCCAATTCAGCACCTGTTGGTGTCGTGAGAGCACGACCTGTGGTTGGGGTCATTGTGTAGACGACCTCTGCTGCTCCAGCAAGTGTTGCTGCTGATTGTGTGGTTCCTGCATCAGTTGCTGCAACAACGGTTACTTTTTCTTCCTTGGCTGCCCAAGTTTCAAGACGCTTGCGTGTTACTGCACCGTCTGTGTCATTTGCGATTAATGGCATTGTAGTTTCTCCTTAATTGTTGAAGTTATTAGGCTGTCTTGGCTGTCAGTTTACCCTGCTTAGCACGGTTACGGACTGTCAAGTTACCGTAGCACATGATAAGTGCGTAACGAGCATCTACGTCTTCTGGAGACACGAATGCTGTCTGTGAGAACCACTTGCCTGAGTGACCTACAAGTGTGAGGTACTTAGTGTTGAGCATGTAGAACACACCAGCTGTGCAATGCACATCGTACATTACAGGAGCAGCCTTGAACAGAAGGTTCTGGAAACCAGCATCTGCTGTCTTGGTGTCTGTGTAGCGCAACTGTGGTTGCAACAAGGCTTCGTACTTCTCAAACAGAGTTTGAGTTGTAAGAAGCAAGTCTGGGTGGTCGTTACCTACTGAAACGTTGTTGTAAAGCGATGACATGTCAGCAAGCGACAAAGCAACTGCGTCGTTGTCTTCCTTTGATTGCCACCACGAGTAGGTGCTCGAGTTGATGCCACCAACGGTGTTGCCTGATTCAACAAGGTTGCCCAAGCCGTTCCAGTCTTTTCCGCTGTTGCCGGTGCCGTCTGCGAAGAACATTTGGTTAAACGACTCGCGCATTGACTCCTCAGCCTGCATGATTTTGGCTTCAAGAAGGTTGATGATTTCTTGCTCACCGTTGTTCTTGGCTTCTTCAATGCCGCTGATTGCGATGGAAGCTGCATATTGCTTCCACTCAAACTCAGCTGCCGAGATGCCTTCTTGCGGTGTGAGCGAGAGTGTCTCGTATCCGCTGTACGAACCAACTGTGCTGTTCTGTCCGTAGATAAGTGGCTCAACGATTTTTGTACCACCGTTAAGCATGCGAATGCGGCCACCCTCCATCAACTTGTAAGTCAAAGGACGTGCGGTGAATACGTTGTCGGTCAACGTCGCACGATAGTTGGCGAGCGTTGTTGTTAATAGATTGTCAAAGTTGCTGTTGGCAGCGACCATAGTAATATCTCCTGTTGTTAGTGCTAGCCGTTAATTTGGCGTTTAGCCAATTCAAAAGCATCGCGAAGTGTGGTTACGGGTTTAGAAGACACGTCGGCGCTTTTAGCTGAAGCGCCTTTCGACACAACAGTCGCTTCCCGTTTCGCTTGAACAATAGCTTTTTCTTCTTCCGCTTTCTTAGTTTTTAACTGAGATGCGGTCAAACTTTGTTCAAAGATACGGTCAAACGCTGTCTGTTTATAGACGGCTTCTAGATTTGGATTGCCTGTAGCCAAAGCTTTAGCAATTACCTCATCTGCATCAAATGCGTCGCCATACTTCTTTGACAAAAGCTCAACTGATTTCTCCAAATCTCGCACAGCTTTTTCTTGCTCAAATGCTTTAATTCGGGATTCCAATTGTCGGTATTGTTTTTCCACTGGGTCTGCGTACAATTCATCTTCGTCAAATGCTTGTTGTTCTTCCAGCCCATAATGCTGTTTTAACAATTCCAAAGTGTTTTTTGGGTCGTTTTGCAAGGCTTCTTGCAAAGCAACGCCAAATTGCACTTGCTTTCGTTGCTCACTTAGTTCCTGTGTCTTGCGGGTATAGTCCGCTTGACGCTGGTATCCAGCAAGCGCCTCCTTTAGTGGTACATCAATTTCTTCACCAGCGACGTTTAGTTTGACGGGTTTGTCAGCGTATTCGTCCCAAGCAAAATAATCGGTGCTTACTTCAGGGGCTTCACCTATTTCCGTGCTAACTTCTGCTTGTCCAAAGTCTGGGGCTTCAATTGCACTATCAACGGTGTTGTCATTACTCATAGAGTCCTCCAACGGTTTGCTCTATACCTAACGCAAAACCGTTACATAGCTCCTTGAGTATTTGGCAAAGGTGCGCCTTGAGCAA